GGTGTACCTAGCAGTGTAAGTTTCTTGAGCATCTTCGTATGATACTCCTTGACCTTCCGGTTTTACAGCTGCATTAGCGAAACCGCCAAGCATTACTTCTTCTTCGAAAGCACGATCAGATGATTCTGAATCGAATATTTCTTTGTCTTGATTTTCGTATCGGTCGTACTCTAAACCAAACAGGGCGTTCAAACCAGGTTCGAGTTCTTTGACCAATTGCATTCTTGAAATAACCATTGTTCAATATCTCCTTAGGTTTATACGCCAGCGCCATTGTTATAGTACAGATGCTCGTTGAATCTTACGATCCAGTTAGCATTAGCACTAGCAATGTCACTGTTCTCAGGGTCTTCACAAATTCTGATAATTCTTAATTGAGCAGCACCGCCTGCAGCAGCACCTAACTCAGATTTAGATTGACCATTGATAGTAGAACCCGCAGCATAAACTTGGTCAGCATTATCGCCAACAGCAGTTTGTCCTAGAGTTGCATTATCTTGAATTTCGAAGAGCATGTTTGGATCATCGTAAACGAACGCGTCTATATCGCCCACAGTAGGTGTTATGCTACCAGGGTAGTAGTTTGACCATGTTGGTTTTTGTGTAGTAGGGTCATTGTAGAAACAACCGTTGAAAACTCCAACGTTAGCAACATCAGCGTTTCCACTAACTTGCACAGTTCCTGCAGCAACTAACTTAACGATATCTCCTTTGAAAATCGCAGTAGCATAGCCAGCTGCAATTTTATATTTAGAAGTACCGCCATTTTGAATGCCGCTTCCTAATTCGCCTACAGGTCTTAAACCAAATGCCGCATCATTATTAGCCATGATTTTTTCTCCTGAAAAAATTTTTAAAAACACACTCACCGCGAGTGTGTTAAAAATGTGTAACTATGTGTTAGGAAACTTATTAACTAGGTTTCTTGCCACCAAATGTTACGCGAGAGCTTCTCTCTTTCGAGATTGGCATGCTAGGGTGTTGATCTTTAAGAGGATCGTTTGCAATCGCATCATCTTTATCTTGCGTAACTTTAGCAAAATATTCTTTACGCTGCTCAACAATCTCGTTAGGGATTCTTGCTAGCATTAAACCTCCAACAGCTATAACACCGTTATATTTACCTGAATCAATTTGTGGCCATTCGTTAGTTGGATATTCATCAGCTCTGACAAATTCCCATCCTTCTCGTAGTCTAGCGGATACATTTTTTTGATCCATTTGTCCTACTGCTTCGGCCCTTACCCATCTGTGTTTAAATCCAGGGGGTGCAGGTGGTGCATCTAGTTGTGACGGCGGAGTCCATACTTTAGGACGCTCTTGTTTAGCCCTAGTCTCTGACTCGCGTGATGGTAGTTTAGTTTTCATTACTTTATCATTCATATGCCTACTCCTTCACGTATTTCGCATATTCGCTTAGTGGCACACCTAATTTTTTTGCGATGGCAACTTGTGATGGTGTGAGTCTCACGGTGCCTTTGCGCCTAACCGGTCCTCCTCTGTTAGCAGAGGCAACCGTTTGAGTTGGCGAAACTTGTTTAGAATCTTCAAATTTATGAGGAAACGTATCCCTCATCCTTTTGTCTATTTCACTATAATATGAATCAGACTTCGGGTCAAATCCTTCTTCCATTAGTTTACGATGAATTGAGAAAGATGTCAAGGTCATAGGTTCATCTTCACCAAACCAAGTATTTTTTTCTGCCCACGATTCTGCCTTTGGATCTGGCGGAGGGGGAGGTGCTGGTTGTTGAGGTTGAGGTGCTTGAGCTTGTTGAGGCATTTGTGGTTGATTTGGGTCAATACCACGTGCTTCCATCTCTTTTTTTAATCTTTCACGTTGTGCTTGAGTTGCTTTAACACGTTCATGCTCAATTGCTAATCTTGCTAATTTTTGATTAGCATCTACTTGTGCATCAACATCACCAGTGTCCATAGCAGCTTTTAATGCTTTTTTAGTTTCAGCTGTTTCTGCTTCAACACGTGTTGAAAACTCATTTAAATATCCACTATCCAGAGATTTAACTTTGTTTTGTAATTTAGCTTGTTCAGCTTGAACCCCTTGTGCATATTGCACAGCAGCTTGTTCACGTCTTTCAGCTTCACGTACTTTTTTAGTTAATTTATCAATACGAGATTGAACTTTTTTCCCGTAATCATCCATTTCACCTTCAGAAGCTGTTTCAATTTTGTCTTCTATAACAACTTCTTTAGATTCATTGACTACTTCAATATCATCTTCCTTATTAATTTTCTTTTCTGCATCATCTAATTTGACATCAACAGAATCTCCGTCAGAAGGTAGATCAACCATTTTTTCGTCAGCTTGCGCTTGCGTTTCTATCGTTGCAGGCATATTTTACTCCTGTTTATTTGTATTGCAAGATATCCTCTGGGTCTTTTACCACAGCAATTATCTCGTCTTCATTTAGTATTCTCACTTCACCACCTTCTATTCCAAACCTTGATCCAGCATAACGACCAAATATAATCCAGTCACCTTTCTTGCACCACGGTCCTTTTGGAAACCTTGCTTCATCTGTATAACAATCTGGTCCCATTTTAAGAACCAAACCAGTGACTGTTGTATAGCCACGTTCTTCCATATGTTGATCTGTTAATAATATACCACCTTTTGTTTTACCCTGACCTTTGTAGGGTAAAACTAATAATCGCCAACCTGTAGGATCAGGTAAACGCTCTAATACTTTATCAGTAGGTAAATGTTCTATATCGGCGGTAGCATCTTCTTGTAGTTTTTTAAGAAATCTATTTTCTTTTTCTTCTGCTACTTTATTATTTTCATCAGCCTCAACAGCTAAATCTTTTTCTTCTAACGCAAATTTACGTTTAGGTATTATTGTCTCCGTCATTATCTTCCTCTTTCTGCAGGTCTTGAATCTCCTGTTCCATTATAGTGTAAGCTTTATGCTCGCCAACTGCTTTAACATATTCTTCAAACGTTGGCAAGCCTGCAGCTATAACTTCTTTTAACTCACTTTTTCGATTTCTAACTCTTTTTAGAATTAGATAAATCGCTGTTTCATCTTGCATTATTTCTTTTTTAGGCCACCCTTTTTAGCCATAGTTCTTGCGCCAGAATAAGCACCTTTACCCATAGCTTTTTCCATGCCTTTAGATTCATTTCTTCTAGATGCTAAAGACTGTGATTTTTTACCATGTCTTGCTCCTAAAGATTCATCTAGTCTAGCGTTATAACCTTGACCGCCTTTATTTAATTTAGTTCTTCCACCTTTTTTATAGGTAGTAGTGCCAAATTTTTTACCAGGTGTTTTACGTGTTTCGCGTTTTGCGTGTATTTTTCCAACCATAATTATCTCCTAATATATTTTTGTTATAGGTCTTTTATTGGGCAACATCAAGTTAAATCCTCTTGGTTTAACTGTTGTTTGAACTACACCACCGACCTTTTTCTTAACTGGTGTACTTCCGTATTCTTCGGTCCAATCTTTTGCTATTTCAGGCTCATTAGCCCATAAGTATCTTCTTTGTTTTTCTGATTTAAAAGGCATTACACTGTTTTTTTATTTTTGTTTGCAAAATTACGAGCTGCTTCAGGAGAAGAAAATCCCCATTTTTTAAGTGCAAGTGCTTTACGGGTAGGGCTACCATCAGGTTTTTTCATTGGTCCTGACATGCCTGCAAATCTAGCTGCAAAAGAAACTCTTCTTGGATTAGTACCTTTTGAAACTGGTGACTTAACACCGTAATGTTTTCTTCCAGCATCATTTAAACCACCTGTAGGATTTTGATATTTTTTAGCTGTCATTATTTTTTAAACATATTAATTGCACTAGATCCTGCCTTGATGCCAAAACTCGCTGAAATCGCAATGTACAACAAATTGTGGTAATACGACGGCAAATCCTGCAGGGCAATAAACCCTTTGTGTATATGTTCTTGAAAAGGCGTGAAGACTAAAACGGCAGGCAAAAGTAGGACAATGAGACTTACCTCATCTTTCCACGAACCTTTCATTTGGTCCACGGCACTTTGCTCCCATTTCACTTTTCCGGCAATTTGATCTTCTTTTAATTTCTTAGCTGCTTTTATTTCAGTGAGTTTCAACTCACCCTTCATTTTCTTCGTAGCCACGAAGCCTTTGACTCCATCTGCTACTACACCTAATAATGGTTTTGCTAATAGTTGCCACATATATACTCCTATGCTGTTAACATTGTTAAAATCCCATCTGTTTTAGGATCAATTGCAAAAGGCTTTATACCTTGACTATACATAGAAAACAAGTCTGAACCTGCTTTTGCTGCTTGAACCCCTACCGCATCTGGATCTAACATGGTTGTTCCTAAATCTTTTCCTCGTCCTCTTCCTCTAAAAAATGCTAATGGATTAACACCAAATCCAGCAATACCGGAACTATATCCAGGTCCATATCCTCCATAATAAGGATACACACCTCGGTTTCCTTGATTTTGACGTTGTTGTTCTGCTTGTTGGGTATAATAATCTTCTACTGTTTCCTCATAAGATCCTATTGGATCATTGTAATGATCCAATAAATGTTGGCCTTTTCCAGTGTATATAAAATCATTTTCTTGTGTAAGAACAGGTTGTCCTGAACTCGACATTGAAATAATGTGAGGTAATCCAAAATGTGTGACCCATTCATTAGAGCCAGGTGTTATGCCCATTTCAATTAATTTTTGCCCTTCATGACTTTTTTCGTATCCAGGGTTAGATGCTGCGGCCTGTATAGCTAATTCCCATGTTTCATCAGTTAAACCTTGATCTTTGTATGGGTTATTAGAAAAAGTTGTTACTTCAGGGACAACATTAGTACCATCGCTTAAAGTTGTAATTCCATAATTGTTGTCAGTTTGATTATTAGTTTGATTATTAGTTTGGTTGTTAGTTTGATTATTTCCAAAGTTAACATTAGTAGTATTTATTGGTGTTGAAGTTGTAGTAGTTGTAGTAGGTGACCAAGGCACCCCATAATCTTGATGAGGATTAACCATTAAATTAATCCCATTTCTTCGGCTGCTTCTTTTGTTTTTAAAACACCGTTAATATAATTTATATCATCTCCGTAAGATTTTTTAAATTCTTCAAGGGAAATAGGTGCTCCAAATTCATAAATTTCTTTACCATATAAATAATTATATGCCTGATTAATAGCTGTATCTGTTGGAATTTCAGTTACTTCTTCTGTTGCTGCAGATTCATATTCAAATTCAGGGCTTCTTGTTGCAACATCTATTATTCTATCTGTTGTAATACCATCACCAGCAGTTGATTCTATTGATTCTTCAAAATCATCTATTTGATATTCCGGTAATAATGGAACAATTCCACTTACTGGTAATAATGTTCTATCAATTAATTTTCTTTTCTTTTTAGGTAAAACTTTTTTTATCATATTTGCATAAGGAATAAAATTTCCCGCAGTACTCATTGCGTTTTGCATAAAATTAGCTATTGGAAATTCTTTTTTATAAAAGTCTTTTCCTTCTTGTCCGAAATTACCAAAATAATTTACTGTAGGTGCTCTCATTGCCGCTTTATTTTTTCCTGTAAATAATGATTTAACGTCCCCAAAAAAACCTTGTGATTTTGAAGGATCTGTAAACAAAGTTCTACCGTATCTTCTTGCACCTGCTGGAAGACCAGATGTATCAATCATCTGTGCACCACCACCTCCACGAATTTGATTCATTAACATTTGATACATGTTACGAGTTTCATTTTGATCTGTAGTAACAGCTGGAGTGTTTACTAAAGTATCTTTTATTTGAGATAAATTGTCTCTATTTAAGTAAAATTCTTTTGGTTGAGACATTGCCCAACTTTTATTACCATAAGTATTGGAAAAATCCCGTGCTGCGTTAACAGCACGGATTCCTTGATTTGCGATATATTTTTCGCGATTATTATCTTCGTTAGTAAAAGCTAAAACCATTAGCCACCAATCATTGTTTGTAACACAATAAGAACTATAATGGCTACGATGCCGGCCTTAATCCAGTCCTTCATCTTCCACTCATTCCATTCTTTAAGATGTGCCCAAACGTCTTTTAATAAGTTCATTTGTACCTCCTATTTTTTTTTAGTTGTTTTACCACCTTTATTCAACTTTCGCTTTCCACCTTTTTTCATGTTTTGAGCGCCAGCTGATTTTTGGTCGCGCATCATACTCCTATACCCAGCAGAAGTATAGGGATATTTTTTACCTTGATATTCTGGCATATAATCTCCTAATGTATGGTTGGTTGTTTATACTGTTCAATCATGGTTTCAGTAATTAAAAAACTATCTGCCATAACTTCAAACATTTTAGCTGTATGTTCAACACCTAATGTCTGAACATATAAATTTCTAGTAATTGCCATTAATGCAGATGCTAAAAGCACCGCATCTTCTGGTGAACGAATCAATTCATCTTCAACAAAATCTTGCGCAATGTTCATATACTCACTGATCTTTTTTAGTTTTCTCTCTTCCATTTGCACTCCTTGTTTTTTCACGAGCAATACGCTCATTAGATCTTTCTTTCATAGCTTCTCGTGAGGTTATAATATTTTCTTTTAACATATCAAATTGCTGTTTAGATTTTTCTTCATCAACTTTAGCTGATGCATTCATTATATCCACAGCAGTTTTAGCTTCAAGTTTATCACGTTCAAGATCTAATTTTTCTGCATCTATAACTACATCTTTTTGTAAACGTGCTTGTTGATCCATAGCTTTTAAATCAATTTCTTGTTGTTTAAGTTTAATTAATGGATCTTGTTGCTCTCTACTCATTCTAGCTTCTTCATCCGTTGCTAATTGTTGAGTCATTTGAGCTTCTATTTGTGCTTGTTTAGCAGCAGCTTCATTTGTCAATTGTTCCATTTGTTGTTCTAATTGTTGTACAGCTTGTGGATTATTTTGGTTTTGTTGTATTGCTTGCTGCACTTGATCCATTTTAGGTTTAAACTCTTGCTCAACTTGTTGGCCCGCAGCTGTCGCTACATGATCAGAAATATGCGCTTGTAGCATTGCGTAAAGTTGAGGATTAATTTGTACCATTCTCGTAAACATATATTCAGCATGCGCTTGAATATGCGCTTGATGATCTTGCATTGGAAATACTTTTGGTTCTTGTCCACGCATTGCAGAAGCGTTTTCAGTAGCTGGACCCATTGGTTGCGGTAACTCTGGATCTGGTTTTAAAATTGCATCAACATTATCCACACCCATTGCCATATACATTCTTCTATATGCTTCACGAATGTTATGTAATTGCGGAGCAGCATTTGCTAATTGTAACTGTTGCTGTGCCAACATAATTCTTTGTGACATAGAAAAAATGTTTGGATCGGAAACTGGAAGTATATCTACTCTATCATCAAAATCTGATTGTTTAATTGCTCTATCGCCACCTACTACCTGGTATGGATATTCGGGTGGAGTATACATTTGAAAACAACGCGCCAATAATTGAAACTCTTCTCTTTGTGCGTAATACAATCTTTTATGTATAGCACTCATTACTTTGGTTCCACGCTCTAATAATGCAAGTGTAGTACCAACAGGGTTTTGCTCATTACCTTCACCCATTTTCATATCTGCAATCGCTGCAAAAGATTTACCAGCATCAACAGCAAATCCTAATAATTGAAATAATGTTGCACTTGGTTCCTTGTAAGGAAGTGGTAACAATGATTCTTTTATAGACGTGCCAGTTACATCAACATCTCTAAACTCGCCTGGTTGTAAAGGTTGGTCATGATCACGTACACGCATGCCTCGTGCTTTAAATCCTGCAGGTAGGTTAGCGAGTGTACCAGCATCAATTAACTGCCGCAAAACACTTGTTGCTGTTCGCGATAACCCACCTAACATGTGTATTAGTCCAAAGCCATAAAAGCCTAGTCCTGGGAGGAATTTAAAGTGTGTAAAATATTGAATCTTTTTAAAGTTTACATCGCCTTCTTTATAATTTCTTCTTATTGAAAGTATTTTAGTAGAAAACTGATCTATTGTAATAATGTATGGTAATTTAACTCCAGATTGATCTTCAAATCCAGGAACGTCTGCGTCAACGTGCATTTCTAATATCATATGCTCGTCATCATCACTTCCTGTAGGAGCTGGTGTTACACCTTGTAATTCGTTAACTTTTTCCTGAACTTCGCTTGTAGTATCAACCGAACCTGATGTAATAGCAACATCTCTATAAAATTGTGAAACTTGTAGCTTTCTCAATTCATTACTTGTCATCTTAACACAATGTGTCACTCTATGTGCTTGTTCTAAATCTGTAGCTAAATAATTAACAACTAAATCTTCACTTGAAATAAATTTAGACACACATCTTTTTAAAAGTGAATCCCAATAAACTTTTTTAAATGCAGAACCGGAAAGAGGTAAATAAAATAATAGTTGATCCATTTCTGGATCATATTCTTTCATCACGTGTGTAATCTGATAATTCATGTATTCTTTTACACGTTCTGCTTGATCCTCTACTTCTGGTGTTACTTGTCCAATTATTTGTGTGCGTACGGGGCCGCTTGGGGGGAGGAGTTCCTTATAAGCTTGGGCTTGAAACTGGGTTACAGATTCAGCTAATAAAGGATGTACGACCCCTGACGCACCTTCGAAAGGCTGTGTTCGGTCTTCGTATTTAAAGCCTAACATATCAAGACCCTTGATATAGGTATCTTCCCAATCTTTTCTTGAGTCTTTGTCACCTTCGAAATCGTTTACTAAGTCAGAAGATAATTTTCCTAAATCATCTTCATCAATGTATTCTGCTAAATTGGCATCAAAAGGAATTTGTGTTTGATCTATTGGTTGATTACCAGAAGGTCCAATTTCAACGCCACCATCTTCCATTTCGGTAATTTCCATATCTGGATCGAATTGAACGTCTTTGTCTACTTCAACAACAGTTTCTTCATTGTTGTTAGCTATTTCAAGACCCATCTGTAAAGCTTCAATTGCTTTATCAACATTATCGGTTGGATTTTTTGCCATGTCTCCCCTTTATAATAGTGGAACTACGTCCACAAAATTTTCTCTGTGTAAACCACCATCTTTGTAAGATGGCAATCCTTTCATAATTTTATCTGCTGCTTTTACAAGAAGCACAGGAACGTTACCCCAGTTTAAGTTCCCATCATTAATTACAGTTGTAATATACTCTACATCTGAGTTCTTTGCAATTTTTTTCAAAACTTTATTCATAATTTTATCATAAAAACCAAAATGCCCTTTTTTCTGTTCTTCACTACCATAACCTCTTCTAGTTTTAATATTACCTGTAGAAACAGCTATACCATCATATCCACCTTCTTTTGCCAATCTAAGTAAATATTTTGTAACAAATGCTCCATAATCTTCTGATCTTTGAAATGGTCCTTCAGGAGTACTACTACCACTTTTAGCTGAAGTTTTTCCTCTAATATCATTAATATTTTCTGATAAAGCAGTTCTTTCTTTATAAAGTTTTGGTAATGTTGGATCATTGGGGTCAGATGCTAAAATTTTGTCTATTTTGTTTTGAGTTTTTTGTAATAGAGCAATTAATGGTTTTACAGACTCTACTTTGTCACCTCTTGTTGCATATACGCCTTTTTCACCCCTTCTTAACGCTTTTTGTGGTCTTTGGTGCATATCTGACTGTATTTCTTCAACAAACATCAATTTTCTACCAAAATTGTCTGTTCTATCGGAAATTCTTGCATGAACAAAGGTATTTTGTGCCATATCATCAGTAAAACCAAAAGAATGGACTGGAGAATACTTAGGTTCCATTTCTCTTAAGTAATTTGGGTTATATTTAAACAAATATTCACGGTAATTTACTCCGCCAGGTAAAATTTGGTCTCCAGCATGACTTGGACCTTTACTAAACTTGTGTACAGCACCTCTAGTTTTAAATAATTCTTGCATATCTCCAAAAATACTTCGAATTGGTGCTGGAATTTGATTATTTTGAAGAATACTTTCACTCATTAAAGCATTTTTCATGCCATATGCTTGTCCTAACGTTTTATTTACTTGATTTGCAAGTACATTTAGTTGTTTATCGGTTTTAGATCCTACAGCTTTTTGTAAAATACCAGCAAAAGTGTTTAAAACTTGCTGATCTTTACCATCAAAAGTGTCAATTCTATCTCTAATTGCATTAAATTTGTCAGTTATGTTTTTAACATATTTTCCTTGGTCCCTTTTTCCTGTTGCAATAACTGAAATTTTAGGAACAAGTTCATCAAACTCATTAAGTAATTCTTGTTTTGTAAATTTTGAATTAGGTTCAAGATTATTTAAAAAAGGACCCATGGATGTATCTTCTAATTCTTTTGGTGATACACCAGCTTTTTTCAATATTCCTAACCATTGTTTTCCTTGAGCCACGTTCATTGGTGCATCTGCTATTACACTTGGTGTTTTCCACATCATTGCAGGTGTATCTTCAACAGCAGTTTGTGTTTTAATTTCACTTATTGGTTTAACAGAATAATCAATAGTTGATTCGTAATATTCATTTTCAGGAACTGTTTCTTTTTTGTCGTATAACCACTTTTCTGCTTCTTTTTGTGTTTTAAAATCTTTAATTGGTAAGCCTTCTCTATCTACAACGGCAAATGGTTTAATTTCAGGCGCATCTTTAGGTGCTGCCAATTTTTCCATTATCTTTGTGGTATGTCCAATAACTTTTGGAAGAATTTGTTTTTTTATATATTGCGTAGCTATTTTAGATCCTGCTTGCCCAGCTATTCCTCCAGGATTTAAATGTTGTCTTTCACCTGGGTCCAAGGGCGGCACGACATCTTTCATTTCTCCATAATCCACAGCTCCTCCTCTATTAAATTTATCGAATTGTCCAGCTCTAATATATCTACCAATATCACGATAATTATCTTTATTCAATATATCAATTAATTCTAAAAACTCTTTTTTAGTTAATCTGTTTATAGCATAAGGATCTCCACGCATTGCACCATATGGTGTACGTCTACCTTGCATGTCTATAAAAATGCTAGTTGTTTTAAGTTTTTGTAAAAGTGCTTGTAGTTTAGATTTATCGGTGGCTGAAAGAGTGCTATTAGGATTTTGTAATACTTGTTCTACAGCAGATGTTATTGGCTTATTAACAATAGACGGTTGAAATTGAATCATGTTTACATCACCAGACATTCTTAATAACTCTTTAACAGATTCTTTTGCTGCGCCATCTGGCAATGCATTATATAACTGTCCAACTTTTGCTTGTGCAAATTTATGACCTCTATTAAATGTTTGTATTCTGCTTGGATCTGTATCTGGATAAATTTTCATCATTAAATCTTTTAATCCACCAGCTATTTCTTTATCTTTTTTTATTTCTGCTTCATACGTTAGTTGATCTTTCATGGCTGGTAATTGTTCATCCATTTTATCTAAAATTAATTTTTTAAATTTTGGATCGCCACTTGCCATTAACTTGCTTACATCTGGCAATCCTCTTTCATACATTTGGCCACGCACAAAGTTAGATATAATATCTTGCTCTGCTCTTAATTGACCTAAACGAGAAGCTAATTGTATTAAACCCGCTTTTTCTTTTGATGGTGTTAATAACTCTGCTTGATTTTTAGGGACATTAAAAGTTTCTTTAAAAGTACGTTCTCCACCAACATTAGTGTGAAACTCTGCTGATTTTATAGATATTGGATCTTTATTCCCCCGTTTAGTATCAAATTTTCTGGGGTCTTTATAAAAATTTACTTGGTATTGCCATTCCTTAGGATTAAGTGGATTATTTTTTTTAAAAATCTTAGTTATTATTTTATCCATGTGTTTGTTTATGATATTATCAGGAACAAGATCTAAATGTTCTTTTCCTTTAAAATCTTGGTTTAAATAATAAACAAAATTTTCTTTCTCTATTTGTTTCTTTTGATCAGCACTTAACTTACCAACATAATTTCCATCAGGCGTTTGGTACGCAGGAGATTGATTGGTCATTTTTTTTATTAATGATCCCATTTTTTTCCAACCAGCATCAAAGTTAGTTAAAGCTGTTACTATTTCATCATTGTACTCAGGATAATCATAATATCCTCTATTTGGAAATTGATGAAATCCACCTGCATTAGATGTTAATTCAAAAACTTTTTTTGCATTTGGTATTTTCCAATTATTTTGGTTTAATATAAAATTTGCACTAGGAATATTTTGAAATTGAGAATCTGATAGTCCTCTTAATGCTTGAAACATATTTTGAAAAGAAGCATCTGCATTATCTATTTGGTTTTGTACAAGCTTCATCTGTTCGTAAGTTTCTGCTGCTGTTTTGGGTTCAGTAGTTGGTAATTTAAAAGTTTTTTTATTTACTAAATGATTTGCAAATACCGCACCTGAGGAAAGGTCTTGTGTTAAAGGGCTAGAAGATTGAGTAGTATTTAAACTAGGTATATATTTATTTCCTTCTTTTTCTCGTAAATTTTCTAACTTAGGTTTTACTGTTGTTACCCATTCTCTTAAATTAGAATAACCAAATGGGCTAACTTTTAAATTTTTTTCAAGATCTAAAACTTCTTGGGCTTTAGGAGAATTTTCTCTACCATATGTTGATACGCTTTGTGAACTAAATCTAGGTAATACTGTAAGAATAGAGTCCGCAGTTTCATGCGGCACGGAAAATTTAGGTTTTATGTTTTTTAGTAAAGTTTTAACTAAAGTATCAGCTACTCTTTTTCCAGCAATCTGCCCAACCATTATTAGCCCCAGTACGTAGGACCATCACTAAATTGAATTCCTATTCTAGGCTTATTATCAGCCATCTTCATTATTGGATCAACATAATTTGAATACGAAGGTGGTTCTGCTGCGCCAGCACTCATATCAAATTGTTCTGTAAACCTATCAAACTTTGCTGGGTTACGATCAGCTAGATATTGAAGACCATCTATACCGTATTTAGCCCCGGTCGCTAGGGCCCAGTTTGTTGCAGCACTTTTCCCGTAATTAATTTCAGGTGTTCTGCTGTGAAGTTTTTTTGCTGTTTTATTTAATATGTCTGCTTTATTAGTGCTTTTAAAAAATGGTCTGTAAAATGGACGTGATACTGTCTGTCCAATTGGTTTAATCCACGTATCATAAAAATTAGTTAATTTACTCGGCGTACCTTTTATTTGATTCTTCATGTATTTGTAATAACGATTAGCTTGATTTAATCTGCTTATATCTTGAAAATATTTCATCGAAGGGAAAACTTTTGACATCATGTTGTAAGCTTTCATGCCTTTTGATGGAGCTGCTAAAATACCTCCTAATGGCATAAGAATACTAGCAGCTGGACGTGTCCAACTTTCTGCAGTATCTAACCATTCTGGTGCATCTTTATCATATTCAAAAAAAGTTCCACCACCATCTTCAAATGGTGTAGTATCAAAAATATATTCCCCTAATCCTTGAAAATCTTTTCCAACAAAATTTCCGTATATATCTAAAGGGTTACCTTCATATAAAATCCTAGCTAAATCATAAATACCACCAGTTGCACTGTTGGCTAATAATTTAAGGTAATCGTCAAAATCGGTGCCATCACCTATTCTTGCTGGATAATCTTCTGTTGCCATTAGTAATAAGCTCTCCTCTTAGCTATACCGCCAGGTTCTTCTTCAAAGTCATCTTGTAATGTAACATGATAACCTTGTCTATATCTCATTAAGGCTTGCGTGGTTGAATCCACGTAGTCATCATTGTCGCCAAAAGGGAATGCGGCGCATTCTTCTATGACCTCTTCGGCAAAACTCTTTTTTGGTGCCCAAATTGCACCAGCTTCGAAAAGCGGTGCTACACTGTTAACCCTTGTATGTTTATCATTTCCTTTTGAGGGTGTAAAGTTAATTACAGGTATACCCATTTTTTGCAACTCGTGTGTAAGTGGCATGCCAGATGCTTTGGCCTCAATTAAAACCATTTCTGGTTCCCAGTATTTATATTGCTCCATTGCTTCTTTTTTAAGTTCAGGAAAGTTCCAACGGTCTTTTTTAGCATCCAATAGTATTAATGCTTTACCTTTTCCATTATCAGGATCAAATACACCCCACGTTGTAATCGCCGAAAAGTCAGCTGATTCTTTAGCACTAAATGCTGTATCATAAGATTGAATAATAAATTCTAAATCAGGTATCTTTTCAGATTCCCATTCTTGCCACCACTCACGTTTTATAAGTGCACCTTCCTCGGATGTAGGTTGTTGCATCCATTGTGCTTGCCACTTGGTTAACGGGATAGAAGCCTTGACCCCTTGTAAGCCCTCCATGGACCAGAAATTACCCCACATAGGTTTGTCGTTTATAATTGCAGGAAACTCTACCACTTCCCATTGGTCCGCCATATCATCTTTGCCTTGGGCCTCGAGCAGCTTACCAGTAAGATCTTTTACTGACCAACGCGTCATGACTAACACAATCGCGCCGCCAGGTTGTAAACGCTGACGTGGACCGGAAGTATACCACTCGTAATGTGACTCTAGGACCGTGGGCGAAAGAGCATCTTGCTCAGAATGTGGATCATCAATAATAAGTAAATCAGCACCACGACCAGTAATAGCACCACCCACACCAGCAGCAAAGTACTCGCCTTTATGATTAGACTCCCAACGACCAGCAGCTTTTGAATCTGCGGCCAAAGTAACATCTGGAAAAACAGCATTGTATTCCTCTGATTCAATAAGGTTTTTTGCTTTACGACCAAACCTAATAGCAAGTTCCCCTGTGTGAGTCGTCTGTATCAGTTTTGCTTTTGGGTGTCTACCCATGAAGAATGCCGGAAATAAATGCGACGCAAATTCAGATTTTGTGTGTCTTGGTGGCATATTAACAATAAGTCTTTTAAGCTCACCGTTGGCAATACGATTTAATTTTTCTGCATAAATTTTATGGTGCTTACCTTCAACAAATTCTGGCCAAACTTGTTTGACAAATTTTATAAAATCACCTTGAGCTGCCTCACGTTTTTTATCTAAAGCATTTTTAAGAATTAACTTCAGTGTATTCGTATCTAAAGATTCTAATTTCGAAACGTTTTCCATTTTGCAAAAATTTTTTTGAGACTCCAATTATAACGTTTTTGGCACACATTGTCACTCTCAAACAGTATTCGCCTCAAATTCTGGAGGACCCGATGGAAAAGGGGGGGATGGGGGTCGGAGATAGGAGCTTCTGTCCCAGGCGGCGAACGCAGTGAGCCGCAAGAGAATCCCGGGCGGCAATTTGTCGCATGTGACATTATGTCGCACCACTACATCTAGTACCCGGCCACTTATCCACAGGTTATCCACAACATAATGCAATTGGCTATATACTATCATATCGAGCCATGATAAAAAGATAATTAGAAATAGAAGGAGTCTAGAGTATGACAAATATAGAATTCAAGCAAAGAGTAGGTAATGGTTTCTTCTCTTGCAAATGGATTAATAATAAAGGCGAAGTATCTGTTATTAAAAGAGCAATACTTGGCATTCATGCTTGGCGACATACTAATCTTGCTACTAAAGACAGCATTAGGGAAAACCCTAACTATGTCTTGGCTTTTCGTGTTGGGAATGGTCTTAACAACGATAGTCGTAGATGGGCTAATATTAACCCTAATACAATAATTGAAATCAATGGAGCAAGAGTATGAGCAAAAAGAATGAATTAACTACAATTAATAATGTTGATATATCACCTCTCATAAGAGAGGTGGTTGAATATTCTAAATCGCAAAATTCGGTTGGGGATTTAGAACAATTAGTAAGTAAAGTTCCTGTTGGAAATTCTCCAGATTGGAAACTTATTTCAGGTGTTCTTTGTAATGCTGTTGTTGAGTGGGCTAGTCAAAATGATGAAGGTCGTGATTTAATACAGCATATTCAAAGCGATGTTGGATACATACTAAAACGTATGGGTTTGACTCAATAATCTAGACTCCTATTGGGTCGATAAAAGGGCGATTTATTCGCCCTTTTTTTACGCCCAAATTCCAGCGTCAGCCTCTGCTTCCCGGGCAGCAGGACATCAAGATCCTCAAACCAAGGAAACTCAAGGAGTTTAAGACTGGAGCTTACGGAAGTACCAGCGGGCGCCCGGCCTGTGAATAACATGTGTATATCTTGTGGATAACTCTTAGGAGTTTGGAGTTTGGAGTTTTGAGGCAAGAGCCGAATAACTCCGTTTATCTTGCCTCAATTAGTTAAAGATACCTCGTCTATCGGAAGATTCGACTTCTCCTGTTTAACTAAATATACTATACATCTTTCCAAACCATGACGCAATAGGTCTATTACTTTTCTTGTGGATAAGTCGCCAAACCCCATCATGCCACAAATAAGTATATGTATAATCTCTAGTCCATTTGTTCCAACGAATCATAGTAATCCTTTCTCTTTCTATCTGCAGTTATATCACGAATCCAATCTGATGACAAGTGCGAAGTAATAAAATCTACTAACTCGCTGGGCGCGCCCGGTGCGTGCGGAGGACACGGTGTCGCATGGACCAAGAACCAAGACTTCGGAGTTTGGAGTTTAGGGCCACAATGCATACACCACATATACAATCACTGCGATCTTCACAGGTAACACTATTAAAAAGTAATCCATTCTTTCCTTTCTTAGACTCAGCGTCATCCAGGCAGCTGGACTGGCAGCTACACCTGCTGCATCTCACCTTCAGGATCCTAGAAAAAACCTAGGTTTTCCGGAGCTGCTGGTAATTATATAAGCTTCCAGGAGCTACCTGTCAAGACCCCGGGCAAAATAAAATGGCAGAAATCCAACCTTTTTATTCCAAACATATCACAGGAATTCCCGGCGCGCCCGGTGCGTAGAATCCTGATGCGCGACCCTTGAAAAATGGCAGAAAACTGGGAGTTTGGAGTTTGTGGCATTGGAGTTTTCCCGGCGGGCGCCCGGTGCCCCGGCCAGTTATCCACAGGTTATCCCCAGCGACATTTAGTCGCTGGAGTTTCGGAGTTTGTACCTAACTTTTAGTAGGACTAAATAAACCCTCGTACATCTTGTCTAATGCACTTCTATTATCTTCAAGCATATGCTCTTGATTCTTCTTCATTGTAGGAACAATACTATCATAATGATTCGCTATTCTATTTAGTATCTCAGTATTCCTATCTAATGAATCTGATATTTCTTTGAGCACTTCCACTATTGGATTGCTACTATCTTCTGGTAAAACCATATTAACTCCATTTCTAATTCTTAATGAATTATATATAATATAACATGTCCAATCGTCAAATTCAACAGGTCTTTCTAATTAGTTGTGGATAACTTTCCGAGCTTCACGGAACTTGGTCAGTTGCCATACTGGTACGAAGGTGATGACGCCGGGCGCGCAGCGGGACCTGGAGCTGCAGCAGGAAGCATGTCAAAAATGGCGGAAAACCTAGGAGTTTGGAGTTTGCATCTCAGCTGCTGGGATCCCGGCCTTCAGCGTCAGGTAACCGAATCCGCGGAAAACAGGGAAAAACTGAAAGGAGTTTAGGGAGTTTTGCGCACCGGGCGACCAGGGCCCAGCTCTGCGGCCTGCGTTAATTGGACGCATTGACAGGAGTTTCGGAGTTTGTGGAGTTTCTAGTGTTTGGTGGGTGCGACTATTTGTCGTAGGTCTAGGTCCATGAGCCTTCCCTCGTACAGCCCAGGTACTTTAAACACATTACTTTCGTTAAGTTCCTTGGTTTTACATCCGTGAAACAATTTAACCTCCTCTATAAGAGGTAGGTTAACAAGGATATATGAGTTGGCACCAGCTACTGCGTAACGCATATTCCACGCAATTTGAAAGGGTGATAAGGTTACTGTGTTATTACTGTTAACAACTTTCAATTCAACTGTAAAGAAACCTGTGTCTTTACGAAATATTAAGCAATCTGGGAATCCTGGTGTAACATAACTTTCAAGGCGTGATACATAGTAATCACCACCTTCTAAATACTTCTTGAAATTCTTCCAAAAATTTGTTTCCGGTTTTACGGTCATACTTTTTCTTGTTTTTGTTCACCCTTTGTTTCCACTGGGGTGATGTCTTTAGGTCCTTCGCTATCGGATTTCTTTTCGACCGAAAGGACAGTTTGATTTCCTTCTTTGTTAAATTCACCTGTTAATCCTAACTCTTTTAATTGTTTTAAAACGTCATCACGCGACATAGAATCAATGGATCCCGTTCTGATTTCTTTACGGTCAATGTACAATCCTGCGGCTTGACCCCGCAAGCGCTCAGCGTTAACAGCAGCACTATAAGACTTTTCTGCCAGTGATTTTTCACGCAGTCTTGCCAGTTCCTGTACATGCTTATTTAATTTTACCTCGTGTGTTTTTTCAATCTCAGCTCTGCGTGCGATAATAGCTTCTACAACCTTTGGATATCTTTTACCATTCAATAATTCAGATGCCCTTACATTTGCACTATCTTCATTATACCCAGCTTGTCTTGCACATTCTGTTGGAGTCAATCTACCCTCATTTTCAGAATATATTTTAACAAACACACGTTGTTTATCTGTCAACCCATCAGCTCTGATTGGATACTTTTTTGACATATTTGTGGCACCACTTGTGGCACCTCTTAATCTTTCATCTACCATACAAAACCCCGCAGTATAGTTGAATATTTACTCATTTTTATTTCCAAAAAACAAAAAAGTGCCTTGCGTCGTCTAGAGTAGTGACACATAGGTGACACATAATAAGTCATTGAATTATATAACTTAATCGTCAATTGTGTCACTGTGGCACCAGTTTGGTTCCCGGTAACAAAATAAAAAAAACTTTTTAGCAAATATACCACTATAGGTGACACATTACAAAATATAAATTGACCGATTTCTGCCATTTCCTCTTCCTATCCATCCTCTAGCTATTAATTGATGCACAAATCCATGCACATGTGACTTGGATTTAGATCCAATTAGTTGTTTTAACTCTTCATATGAAGGTGCTACACCATTTTGGCTAATAAAGTCTCTAATGACTTCAAACACAATTTTTTGTTTAGGTGTTAGCCCTTGTTTATCTTTTTTCTTCAAGGCCTTTTGCATCCGGATGACTCCAATAATCTTTTCTTACTTCGCGTAACATTTCATTATTACCCCACTCATCAATTGCTTCTTTCGTAATTGATGCTTCAAGGGTCTTTTGTATTTCCTTTTCTTCTTCTGTTAGCTCTATCCTATTTGGTCCTTTCTTTCTAACATATGTATGAACCTTAGACCATGTAATAATATATTTAGATGCTTTAGGTCTAGTATAACCACGTTCTGGATCTAATGATGGATATTCTGGATGTGGGTCTGTGTCAAAATTATTTTTAATATATTCCATAACCTCTTCATCATTTTCAAATTGTTTAACAACTTTCTCAATGACCTTTTTATCTAGCCATAAATTAATCTCGTACGTCTGCATATGTCACCTGTAAATATTCAATTTTTGTTACCCATCCTTGTGGTATTGCTATTGCTCCACCACCATGATTATCATCTCGGTCCACGCACCACGATCTCATAACCACGACCTTCTCTTTATTATTCACTATCATCCAACCAACCTCCTGGCATTTTGCAAGTGGCGCATTAATCATATCTTTAATAGGAAGCCACCCTGTTTCCATATCACGTGCATCATCCCACGACAAACGCACCATTGGTATAGACTTTATGTCCATTAATGTATTTTATTCCACTTCTCCGATACATCAGAGTACTTATTCTGGACTTCACGTTCAGCATCACCACTACTAAATTTTGCTTCTTGTCTTTTTGTAGCACCTTCAGCAAACTTACCTATAATCTCTAATAACATTAACGTAGGAAACACAACACCGTGCACCTTTATTTTACTT